ATCGTGGCAACTTCAAACTTCGCTCTCTGGGCTTTCTGGGCGGCCGCCAGCAGATTGCCGATGTTCTGCACACGGGATTTTTCTTCATGCTCCCGGCGGTCACTCATAGACAGCATCCCGCCGGTATCTTCATCATCCGTGACTTCGACTTCATCTGTGCTTTCCTGCATCAGGTCGGTCGTCACCTCCGCCGGGTCATCGTTGGAGCCGATGAACATATCGGAAATGGTGATCTTGAAACAGTCACCGCCGGTCTTGCAGGGTTCCATGCCCAGCAGTTCGCGTGCTTCATCCTTGGTCAAAAGCCCGGCATTCCAGCCGTCAATGCCTTTGGCCTTGTCAAACTCCTGCGAGCGCGGAACCACATCATCAAAATGCCAGACAAGATCATTGCCATAGAACGGCAAAATCTGTGTATTGATGGCTTCTTCCCTGCGGTTGAGCCGTGGCATGATGACGTTCTGGGCGTAGATGTACTGAGCCGCTTCGCTCGTGGCTCTGTTGCTGCTCTCCGTGATGCCCATGATTTCACGCGGAACACCAAAATGCTCAAGCACGGCATCCCGGAGGAACCTTCGCCCCTCCGTCATATCCATGTCGCGCATGTTCTCGGCCAGCTTTGTCACGGTCACGTTGCCGTCCACCGTGGCAATGCCGTGGGAGTTGAACGGCCCCCGGAAGCGCTCATTCCATTCAGATCTGAAACGGTCACGCTGATCCTTACTGCTTCCCGGCATCGAGATCAGCGTGGTCGGAGTGGCATCGTTGTAGAAGAACTTCTTCTGGAATTTTGCCGCGTACTCGTCCGTCTCGATCTCATCTGCAAGGGACTCTGCCGCACCGAGACCTCTTTTGTAGGGGTCAAGCGGGTTCAGTTCTTTCATGCAGAAAATATCGTCCACCGGGATTTGCCGGATGAGTCCGCCGGTCGTTCTGATTTCATAGTAGGGGTAGCCCACATAGGGGGTCTGCTGCACCCAATGTGTAGGGAGCGGCCACAGCTCCACCGGACGACCGAGGGCATCAAATTCATAGACGAAGTAGCCCTCGCCCTTGAGTTCCAGATAGATCTGCTGCAACCGCCAGCACGCACCCCAAGTCATTTCATAGAGGGGGTTCGGATGCGCCATGAAATTCAAAAAGGGATGGTCCGTGATTTCCACTTCTTCCCCGTTTTCATCCTTGCGGTACAGCTTACCGGCGCAGGTGGACAGGTCGGAAGCAATGCGATCCACAACCGCCAAACGCGGGTTGCGGCCAAACATTTCCAGCCAGTCCCGCGTATTGCGCTCAGGCGGCGTAGTGTACCGGGGCAGCATAACGCTGACGTTCCCGCCATTGTACTGCCGCCCAACGGCATTGCGCCGTCCGAATCCAAATACTGCCATGTTTCTGTTGTTTCCTCCTATCCGATTTCCCATGTGTAGGTGATGGGCTGATACAGGGACAGCGCCACGGCATCCGCCCGGTCAGGGCTGGGCAGGCCGCGCCGCTTCATAATGTCCTTGCTCTCCAGCTTCAGCTTCGGCGGTGTTCCGGCAAAAGCGTACTTTCGCGTGGAAAGCTGGGCGATCAGTTCTGTATCATTGGGCAGGTGCAGCCGCCCGCTCTGTGCCATGTCACGAACCAGTGACCACATCCATGTGGATATGTCGGCATAGTTGGCGGCTGCATCCTCCTGCGGCACGGATGCGCCGAAGTTCACCGGGATAACCTCAAGCTGGTTCAGCCCTCTGGCTTCCCTTTCATGGCGCAGAATATCGGTCACGCCGCCGCCCAGACCGGTATCATCAATGATGGCATAGACCATGCCGGGGTACTGCGGGTACTTCTCCAGCAGGAAAAGATACTCAAAGATGATGTCCTCTGCCGTTGCCCACAGATCCTGTCCGTTCCGAATTTTCAGTTCCTGAACGTCAGCATCTATGTTGGGGGCAATGACGGTGCAGTCATCACCAAAACGGGCAACGTCACAGCCGATGGAGAGTCGCACCGGGCTGTCATGCGGAAGCGGCTCATTCATGGTGGCCTTTTCCGCAATGTAGCTGGGTATGAACACATCACTGTCCGCGACCGGCGGCAGGCCATCCACACGGACGCGCACCACATTGGAATTTTTGCCGTACTTCTTTTCGAGGGCAGCTATGTTTTCCTTGCTGGTGCGGGGGCTGTCCCGGCTTGATACCGTCATGCAGTACCAGTCCATGCCGTCCCCTTGGAAGCTCTCAGCAAAGCCGCCGGTCGCCTTTGTGGGATTCCCGCAGTAGAGAAGCCTGTTGTTGGCACCGGTCAGGGTGCCGCCGATGGCATCAAGGATGGGGTCAGCAACACCGGATGCTTCGTCCACCACGAAAAGCATATTGTCTTCGTGGAAGCCCTGCAGGGACTCAGGCTTTGTGGCTGTACGCGGGACGGCAAACCAGCGGCGGTCATAGCCGTTCATGTACACGCGGGTCTTCGTCCATGTGAACATCATTTGAAGCACCGGGCTTGCGTCCAGCCACTTTGCCATTTCTGCCCACAGGACGTTATCCAGCTGTTGCATCGTGGGGGCGGTGCAGACGATGCGCGGGTAGGAAAAACAGGCAATGAACCACCACATAAGATTGGCTTCCAATGCCGTTTTGCCCACGCCCTGCCCGGAACGGATGGCAACACGCCGATGCTGTGATACCGCCACAGCCGCCTCCCGCTGCCATGGATCCGGCTCAAAGTGAGTCACTTCCTTGAAAAAAAGGAGCGGGTCTTTGCGGTACCGCGGTATTCTTCTTTGGAAAAACTCACGGCGTGTCATCGTCCATCCCCTCTGCGGCCTGAATGGCTGCTACCCAGTCGTCAACCAGTTCGCTCTTTCCGCCGCCGCTCATATTGCGCAGTTCGGCCAGCTGTTTGATGCACTGGGCTTTCTGCCGCTGTACATCGGTCAGGAGCTTGTTCAAGCGCTCTATGATGAGGTAGGACGCTTCCAGAGTGGAATTTGTCAGGGTTTCATTGCCCGGCAAACGCTCCCCGGCGGCTACTTTGGCATCAATGGCATCCACATAGGCCTGCAAATCATTCTTTTCCTTTTCAGTGTCACCATCCAGCCGCTTGAAATTCCTGCTTCTCTTGGATGTGGTCTGCGTCTGAACATAGGCTCCCTCTTGAGAATAGTGGGAGATACGTTCCAGCAGATAGCCCTCACGGGCGGTCAGCAGCTTCAGCTCGTTTATGAGCAGTTCTTCTGCATCCACATCTTCGTCACAGGCATCCAACAGCTGACGGTGTTCCTCTGTCCAGCTTCGGAACATCAGTTCAGACCAACCGCCATGCTTGACGGCGTTGCGGTTTCCCTTGGGCGCACCTGCTCCAACGGCATTGACATTACCCGGCGGCGCGCCCTGCTTTGGTCTTGTTTCAGGGTCAGGTGCGGCGGGTGCATCCTCTGGGTGCAGGGTGCGTTTTGCGGGTGCATCTGCACCCTGCGTCCAGTAGCGCTTGCGCCATGACTTTACTGTGTTGATAGACACATCCAACTTCTTGGAAATCTCGGTGCAGGACAGCCCTTTTTTATACAGGGTGTAGCCTTTATCCCGCTTGTCCATCTACATAGTCACCATCCTCCTTTGTTTGTTTCTGCTCAAACTGGCAGGCGGAACACAGAGCGCACGCTACACGATGCCGTCAGCGGCGGTCTGCATTTCTTGTGAAGAAATAGAAAAAGGGAGTATCCAACAGAGCCAGACAGGCTTTCAGAAGATACTGCCCGATGATGATACCGATAAGCTGCATCCGGCCCTCGTGGGTATGCACCCAGCCCAGACCGAAGCCGAAGCTGATGACCGCATAGATCACCGTGTCCCAGATCTGGCTCGTGATGGTGCTGCCGTTATTCCAGAGCCAGCGGCCACCCTTGGTACTGCCATGCTTGGCAATGTAGCGGTCACGGATTGCATGGAACACGGCCACATCCCACGACTGGGAAACGAGGTATGCGGACAGACTGCCGATGACGAAAATCCAGTTCTGCCCCAGCAGGGTTTGATAAGCATTGTCCATGACGGCATCCGTCGCAGGAAAAACGCCGGTGATCATAATGCAGGCGGTGGCAAAAATCTGGCCGATGAAGCCATACTTCACCACGCGCTGGGCTGTTGCCTTGCCCCAAATCTCGCCGATGATGTCTGTGCAGAGAAATGTGACGGCGTAGGTGATGGCACCGCCGCTCAAGGCCAGCTCGATGGGGCCGATATGCAGGCCGGTGGTAATGGTGCGTGCGCCGGTCACGTTGGCAATGACAATGCTGATTGCAAACAACGTAATCAGGATCACCAAGTTCTCGTTTGTCTTTTTCATTTTTGCTCCTATTCTTGTGAGCCTGCGGCTCGTGTATATTTCTGTTTGCAGATGGTGGCGCACAGGCTGGCTCTCGCTCCATAGAGAAGCGTTTTATCTGTCAGCTCTAGCCCCCTGCCCTCTGTAATGGTCCTCACCGCGGATAGCCGCTGTTCTATGAGGTCTTTTCGGAACTGATTGATATGTGCCTTTTGGTTTCCATCATCGAACCAGCCGTATTTAACCCCGGATAGCCAGCTGGTGCTGTCTGCGGAGGTACAGAAGCTGTTCTGTGCGATCATCTTCACATCGGTGCATCCCAAAAGGTGGATGTCGATCTCAGGTTTGCGGTTTTTGATGTAGTGGGTCAGATAGCGGGTGTCCTCCCGGAACGTCTTCGGCTTGATGATGCGCAGCTCCGGGATGCTCAGGGCTATGTAGTCGCTGAAATCTATCATGCTGTCCAGTCCCCGCATCCCATCCTCAAAATGGAATACGTTGATTTGGGGGTTATCCAGCAGCTTCTTCATCCGCTCCCGGAAGTACCACGCTTCCCTCACGCCCAGCACTTTCTGGCAGTCCAGCTCGACACAGGTGCATCGGAGATTGTTCTGCTGCACGAATGCTATGAGCTTGTCCTGCCACTCGGTCAGGCTTTCCAACGTCTGCGTCTGCCCTTTCCCGGCACCGAACATCAGCGTGAATAGGCCGCTATCCTGTATCACATGGCGGTTGACTGTATCCTGCACACGGATCACATGGTCTGCCGGGAGCCGGAAATCATCATCCGGGCGGCACTTGAGAATGTACTTGTAACAGGAAAACAGCCGGTATTTAGTTTGTGCTGCCAGCAGGGCGGCGTAGAATATCTCTCCGCCGTCGCTCCCGGCAAAATGCACTTTGATGTTGTTATCGAACAACTCGCGCACCCCCAAACCCATCTTCAAGGACGGTGCAGGATGTGGAGTTTTCAAACTGGTTCAGAATTTCAGCGGCGATGTTCTCACAGGAGCGCCGCCCAAAATGACAAGCGCCATCCTCATCCCCATACTTGGAGAGAAGATAGCGCTTGATTGCATTCTGTTGGCTGATGATTTCTATTTCACGGTTTGCATTGTGAACTGGAAACTCTGCCGTAATAAAAAAGATATGACGGTGTGAGTTTTTGAGATATGCGAGTTCTCCATCAGCCTCCGGCCAGCAGTGAAAGCCCTCCATCTGAAGTGCGCATATCACATACTGTGTCATGCCGCATCCTCCAGACGGTACGCAAAGCCCATGTCCTTGAGAACGTCCACGAGGGTGGTTGCATCCTGTTCAGACAGATTAGGCACAATGACGGTCTTTTTCCCGCCGGGCTGGACTGCCTGCACCTCATTGGGTGCGGGTGCAGCGTTTGGGTGCATCTCTGCATCCTGTGCCGGGGCTTCCGGTGCAGGGGCGGCAGCGGGTTCCTCGGCCTTTGGCTTTGCCTGAACCCCGGAATCAAAGAAATTATTGATATAGGGTTCAGAGCCGGGTAGTTCGTACTCGTGACCGCTCTCCGCAAAGGATGCAACCAGTGCGTCAACCTCATGCTGGTCGAAGCCTGTCACCTCAACATCGAAGCCGGCAGAAAGATCCTGCAGGACGGCAGACAGCTTTTCATTGTCCCACTGGCCGCTGATTTTATTCAGCGCCAGATTCAGGGCCTTTTCATCCTCAAGGGACAGCTGCACCACACTGACATCCACTTCCACCGCGCCGGTCGCCGCCAGCACTTTCAAGCGCTGGTGGCCACCAATCACGTTGCCAGTCTTCTCATTCCAGATGATAGGCTCAACACAGCCGTACTTTTCGATCGACCGGGCAATCTTCTGATATTCCGGGTCGACGGGCTGCAAATCCTTTCTCGGATTGTAGGGTGCTGCATTGAGCAGGCTGATAGGTACTTTTCTGATTTCCATGAATTGCTCCTTATGATGACCTGCTTTCAGACAGCCCCGGCGGCGAACCGGGGATGACTGAAAGCACGATTTCCCGCGCAAAGGAGCAACGCGGGGCGAAAAAATCCTCCTTCCCATAAAAATGGCGGCGCACATCAGATGATCTGCACCGCCCGGCTTTGTTTAGGATTTTGTAGCATAATAATACCATGCCTTGCGCCTTGCGTCATCAGAAATCATTGGAAAGCATTCGTACCGATTGGAAGTCATTGGAACCCATCAGAAACCATTGGAAGTCATCTGACAAACTACGCTTTCCACCCGTGGCAGGCAAGCAAAAGAAAAAGCCGCTGAATCAGCATTTTCACACTGAAGCAGCGGCCTTTTGAATTTGGTTCAGGCTATCTTTTTGAGGTAATTATATGCCATCTTGCACACTCCGGCTTCGGTATAGTACCGTCCGAGTGTTCCTGCGATCTCTGCCCATGAGCGGCACCGCACGAAACGGAGCCTGAAAATCAGGCGCATCCGCGGGTCTGAAATCGACACGCAGAATTCTTCTATTGCTGGAAGCACCCTCTCGGCTTCGGCTTCAAGCTCTTTGATGCCGGCATCCAAATCTGCCAGGTCTGCGGCCAGATCACCAACCTTGTCACGAACACCGGGAGTATGGGGCATTCCTGACAGTGACGGGGATGCTGGCCCCATCTTCTGGCACATGTTCTCGTAGATTTCTTTGTCCTCATCAATCTGCTTGCGAAGCGTTAAGTATCTGGACAGCTCTTGCACCGTCATACCTGACCTCCAGTAATATGTGCGCGGCCTCCAATTTGTAGAGGTGCTACCCAATTATTTTAGCACATTTTACGGCAAAAATACAGGTCTTGCAGTCGGATTATTTACGGATGAACGGGCAATCCACGCCCAGCCAGATAGGCGGCTGTCCATTGCCGATCACCGAGAACCACAGCCGCCCGGTCAGCAGGAGCTTGATACGCTCCCATAATGTAAGATGCCAGCAGGAGATCACCTGTCCCTCTCCCCGGAAAGCTGGAAGCGCTTCGCACTTGTCTTCCATGCCCTCCGGCGGGTTATAGGTGATGTTCTGCTCACGGAATGGAATAGGAGTCATGCGCTTTCCTTTCTGGCGCGGATCGTCACGCCCTTGGGGTGATCGTCACGACCGCATTCAGCGCCCGCGCCGCATCCACCATCGTGTCCATCCGAGGATTTCCGTAGAGTTCCCTGTAGCCCATCAGGTTCCGTGCAGTATGCGGGGACAGCCCTGACTTCCGGCTAAACTCGCTGAGGGTCATCCCCCGGAGCTTGCGAATCTCATTCAGTGTCATCATCGGCCCTCCTAAGCGCCACGCTTTCTTCTTTCAGCCAGTCCTTGATGCAGTGGAAGCAATGTTCCCTGCTCCGGCAACGGCTCGTCTGCTTCCGCTGGACGAATTCACAGAGCAGCTGGGTGAAATTTTCCCGGATGTCTGCATCCGACATCGAACGGATAAAGTCACCGTTGGTCATTTCTGCGGTTCCTCCATCAGCTCCATCAGCCGTTCTTTGGCGCGGGTCAGCACATCGATCTGCCGCCGGGCTTTCTTCTGTGCTGCCGGCATGGCCGCTTTCAGCGCCGGGGAGATTGCATTGAACACAGCCCCCGCATACCCCGGCATATTGGCGGTGCGCTCTGCATCGGAGATCAGCTCCTGCAAATCAGTGAGGAGCTGGACATCTTTTTGAAAACTTGACATCAGGCATTCCCCCTCCCTCAAGACAACATGGGAATAAGGAAGAACCAAAGCAACTTCCAATTCCCTGTCACATAGATAGCAACAGATACTGCGATGCTCACGGCGATCCACTTTACGGCTTCGGCCATCTTAATCCACATCATTCTGAGCATCCCCTTTCTTCCACATAGCACCAACTCTGCGGCGCTTCATACAGGATGCAGCCATCGATTGCACAGGTAGGCGGATCCATGTAGTTGCCGGACGGTTGATAGTTCTCGCAGTCTGCATTGCCGCAAACACCAGTCCCGTTCATGCCACAGAAGCCGTGCCGAGAGAAGTCCTCCAGCTTGAGCGGTTCCTCGTAGAGCTTCAGCTGAGAGATCTGCCAGCCGTATACCGGCTCACCCTGCGCATACTTTACGATTTCATCAAGGGTCAGGCAGCTTTCATACAGCGCCGGGAAGCGCTTGATGCTGATGCCCTTACCGATCGGCCTGAACACATCAAAGCCGGTGCAGGTGAACTCACCGAAAACAAGGCCGCTCCCACGACCGCCATCCATGGTCTCATAGATATAAACCTTGAACGGCACTTCCAGCTTCGGGCAGGTCTTGCGGACCTCAACCGTCTTGCGCCCCCGCCGGATCAGGTCACACCACTTGGGCTTGATGCTGATAAGGACTGCTTTCATGTGCTCACCTCTTCTTCCAAATATTTTTTATCGTAAAACATTCCGTCCTCGGAAATGTCAAACTCCTCATGCTCCCAGTATGCGCCGCAAAAACTGCCGCATGATGCTGTCATCGAATTTATGGGACCGGCATCGGTGACGATGTACCGTTTGGACAGTTTCCCGTTCATCAGAACTTTGTAATCTCGTGATGTCTGATAATACTCGGAAACTATAATTTCCCCGCCGCACAAAGGGCATCGAGCACGGATTGCTTCTTTCACTTCCTGTCCACCTCCGCGCACGCCTTGCGGCACATCTCGCACTTTTTGTACGGTTCATCAAGCCAGCAGTTGAATAACAGGCACTTAGGTTTTCTATATTCCGGCTGTGCCTTATTTCCGTGTGTCTGGGTACGAATTGCATGGTACTTGCACACTTCTTCTCCCCAAAAGTCCCCACCGAAACTGCATTTTCCATATTCCGGTGACACTTCATGCGAAACTGTGATGGTTTTTTCTTTCATTGCTTTTCTTCCTCCGGCGGCTCCAGCAGCGGCACCCACAAGTGTCATTGCTTCCGCCCTCATTCATGGTACATACGCTTGTTGCGGTCCCACTTCATCGTGACCGGGTTGCCGCACTTGCAGGGCACCGTGATTTCGGGGTCTTCCAGATTGGTGCGGCCGTGGGCTTCAAAGTCACAGCAGGGGCAGGTGAACTCATACCGTGTCAGGTTGTCCAGCTGAACTTCCCCGCCGCAGCGGCAGGTCACGCTGGCGCTGGGTTCCCGCAGGAAGCGGCCAAATACGTCGCCGCATTTCGGGCAACGCAGGCGCAGGACACCGTAGGCCGTGCCCTTGTGGATTTCTTTCCGCTGGACACGCTTAGGCTCTGCCCCCGCAGGGGGGCTTGCCTTTGCCTTTTCCGGGATGCCGCCGCTCAGCGCGCAGGCGGTAGCATTGGCGCTGACTTCCTGCAATGCCCGGCTCAGGTCAGACTTGATGCTGTGGATTTCTGCCGCATCCGGGGCGGCCTTGAGTTCCTCGTGGCGCAGGCAAAAAGTAATCAGGCTCAGCTTCACAGCGCTCTGCTCCAGACGCTCCAGTGCAGAAACAGGGATAGCCCCCATAGTTTTCTCATTCATCGTTTTCAGTCCTTTCTTCGTCTTTCCTGCAAGCCTGAACGGCATTGCAAGGTTCATCACAGGCTTTGCAGCACTTATCACAGTTCGGGTGTGCCGCCTTGCAGTAGTCGCACTCCGACCGCTTCTTTTCATCAGGGCCGTACTCCCGGAAAATCTTGTGGGTGCCGTCCCTCAATGCCTGCTCATCGTCGCTGATCTCATACCCCAGCGCCGTCAGCATTTCATAGGTGGCATCCAGTGTCGGATTTTCCCGATAAGAGTACACATATTTCTGGCGCTCAACATTCCAGTCCTTACTCCAGTAACCGCAATAGCTGCTGTCCATCGAAGAATAGGCAAGCGCCAGCAGCACCTTTTCCGGCATCGTGCCGTAGACCCCATCTTCATCCAGAATTTTGTACCAGTCCTTGCCGGAACTGTCCACAAATTCCTGAGACAGCTCCACACCGAGGATGTTTCCAATCAGCGTCAGGTCTAAATCAAAATTATCGTCTGCGGCACAGGACATGTAGCGAGCAATGGCCGAGAAGCCCTTTTTGCAGTCGGTAGGAGCCAGTTCCACCACGAATTCACGGCGGAGGTTGAACATAAGTTCCGTTATGTTGTGGAAACTTTCCCCAATCATGCGTTCTTCCTCGCGGGCGGCATCCCGCTTTGCCTTTTCGGCATCCTCTGCGGCCACATCACGGGTCTTGTACAAATCAATCTGCCCACTACTCACCTTGTAGAAATACTGGACATGATCTGCATCTTCCGGCACAACAACATCTTTGGTGATGTTCCACTTGCTGTACCCGGTAACGTGTTCGTGGGTCTGATAAGTAGCATTCGGGTCTTCGATTGCAAATTTCTTGAGGTCTGCAATCCATTCAGCCTTGCGGTGTTCCCACTTCTGATTTTCCAGAACTTCCTGCATCACCCGGCGGAAGTTCTGAGTGCCAAGAGCTTCCAGCGCCTTATTTTTGTCCTCAACGCTCTCAATCTTATCCAGCTCTGCGTAGTCCGAAAGAGTGGCGCCGCGAAGTTCTGCCCGGCGGAACGCATCCCGGTCAAGAGAAAGGAGCTTCACCCTGCGGCGGATGGTGGACTGGGAGAAGCCAGACTTGGATGCCACCTGCTCTACCGTGTCGCCCAGATCCAGCATCAGCTGGAAGCCCTGCGCCTGCTCATAGGTAGTCAAGTCACTACGCTGCATGTTCTCAATCATCATGGTTTGCAGCTGTTCCCTTTCGTCCATTTCCACGACTACGCAGGGCACTTCAAACAATCCTGCCTGTTGTGCGGCCGCGGCCCGGCGATGCCCGATGATGATGGTGTAGTCATCGCTGGACCACACAGCCTTGGGTGTCCATGCTGCCGCTGCTGCTGCGGCATCCCCGCCCTCGTCAACGCACTTCGCAATGTACTCCCGGCTGTTGAGGTAGTGGCCGGGGATAACGGTCAGGTTCTGGAAGATGCCGTTCTCTTTGATGCTGGCGGCAAGTTCCGTCAAATCCCCCAGTTCCTTGCGGGGGTTATCAGGGTGCGGATGCAGTCTCCTGCACGCAATGTTCGTGATCTCTGCCATGATTTATTTTCCTCCATGGTTTCAGAAAAACGTGAGCTGCCCGGTTTTGGTTTCATTAAGAGGCTCATTTTCCGGGGCTTTCGGCTCATTTTTGATAGATTTTTGCAAATTTACGGGCTTAGTATCTGCTTTTTCGATTTTTGCAGGTTCGCCTTTGGGTTCCAGCAAAAGGTTCATTTGGGCTATCTGTCGCCGCATATACCAGATGTCGGTGGAGAAGAACGGCATATACCAAATGCGATTCTGCGGCCCGGCGGGCAGCAGCCCACGCTTATCATAAGCGGTTGCCGGATTCACAAGGGTGTCACCGATGACTACATATCCAGCGCAGCCCATGAAGCTGCACTGGATGTAGC